TTAGCGCTTTTCTCCCTTGTTATTCATATGCTTGGATTCTTCGGAACCTTCGTTGGTGGGGGTCGTGGTGGGGCGAGATGCAGCGTCAAGAGCTGCCCTGATATCGTCGTTCAAGGCGTGAGCGTACTTCGTCGTCGTCTTCACGTCAGAGTGCCCAAGCAGCAATTGCGCGACCCTCAGGTTCGACTTCCGAAGCACGCGTGTCGCCGCCGTGTGGCGGGTGTCGTGGAATCGGAAGTTCTCCACGCCGGCCTTCGGCACGGCTCGGCGCATCGCGCTCTTGAGCCCGGATTCCGTCAAGGGGTAGCGTTTCCCTCGCTCCAGCTTTTCCTTTTTTCGCGTCCTGCGCGCCTCGAAAGTGAAGACCTTGATGGTGTGATGGTCCTTCTCCTCCCATAACAGGCGGAATATCTCCTCCGACATAGGAATGACGCGTTCCTTGCCGCCTTTGCCCATGACCTTGAAGTTTCGGGAGAAGAAATCCACCATGGACCATTCGAGCCCGAGGATTTCCATTCGCCGGCACCCGGTCAGGAAGGCAAAACGCACGGCCTTGTCATAGCCGCGCGAAAGCTCCCCGAGGATAGCGTCCTCTTCGTCCGGTGTTGCCTCGCGAACTCGCTCCTGTCGCTCGTCCAGCATGTGGCGGCCGAAGTCGATATCAGCCACCTTGATCTTCCACACGTCACGCGCGCGCAAATAGATTTCCCGAAGAGGCTGGGTACAGGTGCGATTTACCGTGGCCGGCTCGATAAGCTTGCCAAGGTGAAGCTTCCCGTTCTTTCCATGTCGGCGCACCCGTTCGCCGCGGCGCTTGGCAACCAGGCTCGCCACGATGGAATCCGTCAGCGATTCCATCTCCGTGTTCCGGCCTATGGCGTTGCGCAGCCACTCGAGGTTTGCGATGGTGGTATCGGCATTCTTGTGATGCTGCCCGACTTCCAGCCAATATCGGGACGAAGCGATTTCGAAAGTCATCGTCGGCGCGAAGAATTTCGCCTCTTCCGCCAGCTTCGCCCGCTCTATTTCCTTCTGGGCGTCCTCGAAGCGCTTTGCTTCTCGCTTCGACGTTGCTCCCGTATTGCCTGAAAATCTACGACCCCGTATCTCGAAGTCGTAGGAATAGGTGTCTCTTCCGTTCTTCTTGTAGACCGACATTTTTCCGCCCGCTCCTCAATGAAGGCCTCCAGGTCAGCCGGCGTGTAGCGCCGTGTCGGACGTTTCTTGCCAAGGCCGATGTTAATCCATCGCAACTGACCGTGGTCGGTCAAGTCCCGAAGTTGCCGCGTCGATATCCCGAGACGGGATGCGGCCGATTCCGGAGTGAGCAGGATTGGTTCGTGCGCCGTCATCCCCGCTCCTTATCCAGTGCGTTGCGGACGACAGAATCGTTGACGGACCATGAAATTTCCGCCCGATCTAATGTGTCTCCATAGTCGGTGATGACAAACTCCACCCACGCGTCATCAGGAGCGAGGTAGTGAGTTCTCAGGATGCGGGAAATTTCGCTTGCCTCGATGGCAATCGTGGTTTTGCGAGTAACGGTGACGTCAGCCATCGCTCTCTCCTCTCTGGCGGATAGGGGAGGTTCCAGATAATACGTTGGTGTAAAAATCTGGCGTTTTCTGCTCTACTGGCTTCATGAGCTACGACCTCGAAAAGATGATCGATAATGCGATTGATGAAGGCATTGCCATTGCCTGCCGTGTTGCGGCGCAGATGGCTGCGTCCGTCGAGATTCAAAGCGTCTCTGGCCCCGCCGCGCTTCTGATGTTTGTCGAAGCTGTGCGGATAGAGCATCGGGCGCGCATGGGTGACGAAAACGAAAGGCCGAACTAAGCATCCGCCGCGTCTCTCGATACGTTGGGGGGCGCCTTAGGGCTTTCGGCAACGATCGCTCGCTTGCCGGCATCCGTGACGGTGAAAATGTCGTCGCCGCCATAAAGCTGGACTTTGGCGCGGCGCGTCATGAAGCCTTTCGCAACTAGCGCCATGCAGGCCGGATGATCGGTGCTGCCAGCTCCGGTGACGAAGCTGTTGTGGTACATGGTGCCTCGGCCGTAACGGTCGAGGCCGAGCGAATGCTGGAGAACGTGGAGCTGTTCAGCGTTCATCCGAGCCTCCGTTCGAAGCGTTTGGGGATATCTTGAAGGCCGCAAGCCTCGGGGCTATTCTGCGCTCCGGGTGAGTTTGCGGAGGGCTTGTATGATGTATCCCACTCCTAAAGGTGCTTTCGAACCGGACGAGCTTGGCGCTCTGAAGGAGATCTTCGATGAGATCACATCCCAACCGTGGTTCGCTGCCTCCGAAGACAATAAAGAAAGCTTTGCGAGGTACCTCTTGGAGACTTTCCCCGCCGCGCAGTTTGATCCGCGAAAACATCGATCCGTAATCGAAGCGTCTGCGCGCATGTTCTATTCCACAGACGGCTAAATTGACGGCTTGATCGTAGAGGCTTTGCCCGCGATCTTGAGAGAGGCCCGGTGAGTGTACGAGGCGCTCCTGGGCCTCGATCTTATTCAACATGGTCACCTCCGGTCGCTGCGCTACGGTCAGGCTAACCATTCTGAGGCCCTCCGTTCGCATCTGTGGTGGCGATCGGCAGAAGGGTGGCACGGTCGATCCGCATCCATCGGCCATCTTCGAAAGAGACATCACCGCCGATCAGGTTTTCGAAGGTGTGCGACCAACCATGCGCCCAACGTGAAAGCACAAGGGTGGCTGGAGCGTCGTCGAACATGACGACGTCCGCGACAATCCTATTCTTGCCCTTGAATGCCGCGTTGATCAGGGTGAAGGAGAGCGGTGTGCCTGCCGGAAGGCAGGCGTGCATCGTCTCCATGACGATATCATTAGCCCTCATTGGCGTTGCCTTTCGCTGTACTGGCGGAAGCGCTGCGCGTGGCGGCGAGGGCTGCCGAGCGCATGGCATGCCAGACATTGATTGCGGCGGCGCGTTCGTCTCCGTCGCACTCCCAATCCACCGCCAAGGCGGCATCGATCATGTCCTCTGTCGGATCGGCGGGGAGCACCTCCGCGCTGTCCTCTCCTTCTCTATGGGGAGGTGGGGAACGTAGAGCGCCCCATGCTGCCGCTGCCCCGCGATCCGCAAACGTCTTCGCAAGCTGGAACTGTTCGTATGTGTCCTTGGTCTCGGTCACGTTCGGGACGCAGGAAATCCGGTCAAGTTCTTGTGCTGCTTCCGTGAGAGCTTTCCGAAACGTCGCCACCGGCTCTACCGGCACATCGACAAGGGCGGAAGCGATGTCACGAACGGTCCCGGCGCGCTCGGCGGTGAACTCGTTGATCCGCTCGTAGTCGTCGCAGAATTCGTAGTTGAAGCCCGAGGACGACGCTTCGAAGCCGGCGTTGTAGGCTTTCTCCAGCGCCTCCACCTCTACCGCCCGCTCTTGATCGGATAGGGCGGCGGTGAGGGCGGCGCGCATGTTTTCACGGCGAATAGCCAAGACTTGCTCAGATCGATCGCCGGGCCACGGACCCGGCCAATGATAGGCGCAAGCGACCTCAATCATCTCGTCAGTTACCTGCATGTTCAGATCCTCCGAGGAGTGCGCGGGCGCGGCGGGCAGTGGTGGCATCGTTGATGGCCTTGATCACAGCTTCGCGGCAATCTGAGCATAGGGAGCGCTTGATCGTGCCATCCGCTACAGCAACCCCGCTGTAGTCGTAGGCGTCCTGTGCAACGGTAAGATCGCACCAGTACGCCGGCCGGCTCTTGGAAGTCTTCGTTTCCTTTGCCCCACAACCGTCGCAGGTGAATTCGTAGGCGACAGGGATTTCACGCATCGACATCGGCGCGCTCCAGCTTCTTGATGAGTGGGTTGATGCCGTCGTTGTCCACGGCGCCGATGACACGGGACAGGAATTCTTTTGCGCTGATCCCGTCAGGTGGCAGGTAGTCGCGGACCGCGTTCAAGACATCCAGAACTGACTTGGCGAACTCCGCATTCTCCCGCTGCAACGCCTCTGCCTGGCGGGCTAGGGAGAGGACTTCACGCATGCGGTCTGGGGAGCAGGCGGCGAGATATTGAGCATTGGCCTTGGCATCCGTATGGGGCTTCGCGAAAGCAGCGACGAGACGGCCCGCGCTCACGAATCCACGTCCAATAGATTGAGCGAATACACCAAAATAGGATTTCCGCTCGTGCGCCACCCATGGCCCCGGCGTCACGCCTTCCATTGCCTTCTCTATTGCCTCTATGGCTGATACGGGGGAGGTCATGGGCGCGCCTCCGCTTTGGTTATGCTTCACGTTCTCACCCATTGGAGGGGCCTTTCTGATCAAGAGCGCGGGGAGGAAATCGCGGATCGAGCGGGTGCGGCATGAACTCGACGGGATCGACCGGGCTTTCGCCCTCGATGTCCCACCAGTAGGCGCGTTTGCCGTCGTCGGACCAAAGGGCCTCGTAGACCCGACCGTCTTCGTCGCGAACCCAGATCGGATGAGACCCGCCGATGCGGAGACCGGCCATATCGTGGATATAGGCTATATCCTTGTCGGCCTCAGAAATGGGGCGCCACTGGCCTGCGATGAGTGAGGACAGGTCGCTCATGCTTCACCTGCCGGCGTCTCGTCATAAACGACGGTGACCATCTGCGCCGGGACGCGGGCCTTGATGTTTCCCGCCAGATCATAGACGGCGTAGAAGGGGACCGCAGCGCACTGCCCATTCTCGCCGTAAGCGACGATCTTGGAGGTGCTGCCGTCGAAACGTGCGTCGGTGGAATACCCACCAGCGTCCTCGCCGTCGTACCAGATCGACTTGATGGGACGCGGGTCCATGTGGATCAAGGGAATGTCGCTCATGCGGAATCCTCGCGGTAAAAGGTGCAGGGCCGGTAGACGACCGGCTTCTTCGGCTTGTCGGATTTTGGAAAAGGGGAGGACTTGAGCTTGCCGGCCGGCCGCGCGCTGCCGTTGTGGCGCATGCGAATCTTCGCGACCTTCGCCTTTTCCGCTACGTCCCGCGCCGTCTTTTCCTTGTGGCACTTGATGTGTGCCGGCCGGAGATTGCTTTCCCGGTTCTCGCCACCGTTGATCAGCGCTTGAACGTGGTCGAGGTCCCAGCGCTGGCCGACCTGGATTGGCTGGCTGCAAAGGTGGCAGCGGTTGTCGCGCTCAATGATCCGGTCGCGTACCTTCTTCGGGGCGCGGTGGTCGTCGGTCTTGCCAATCCATTCGTCTACGGTGCGGGCCATCAGATCAGCCCTTCCGTGATGCCGTCGAGCATCGCCTTCTGCGCAGCTGTGCGCTCTGGCCGATAGCCCATCTCGTTTCGCAGCTGGTTGACCTTGATCTGAGCCTCGATCTTCTTCATGAGCGAGGACACCCGCATGTTGGGGTGCTTCTCGACCAGGGCGGCGAGCATGCGGCGCTGTTCGGGGTTCATGCTGCGCTCCTATCGTTCGCAGCCTCGTGGAAGCCGCCGCGGATGGTCTCGGTCAGGTGGACGCCGTTCGTGTCGCAGAAGGCGAGGGCGTAGGTGATGAGGCTGGCGGCGCGCTTCACCGACATGCGGGCCGTAGATTCGCGGATGTTCACAAACTCACCCTCGAGGCCCGGAACGAACTCGACTTCACCTTCCGTCGCCTTGGTGTGGCCGGAAACGAGCAGAACCTTCCACTCCTCTGCCGACCGGCGCTTGCCGGCCCAAGTCATCGGGGAATTGGCGATATCGGTGCAGATCGCGTGAAACTTCGCGTTCTGATCCAGGCTGCGCGTTGCCGCGCCGACCGTCACGGCGCTGCCGGCGGCGGCTCGAATGACAGCGTCAACCGCATTCCGGCGAACCCTGTCGTTGATGAGGATGAAGCGCTGCTTTTCCATGTCAGCCCGCCATGCGGAGTTTGACGTCGTCGTCGGCCGGCTGCGGGTCATAGACGCGCTGGAGCTGAGCTACCGTGCCGCGAACCTCATTGAGGAAGGCGACGACCTCGCGCTCCAGTTCGGCGATCAGGCCATCGTCGCGCATAACGCGCTTGCAGAAGAACCGCATGGGCTCGGGCAGGCGAGGGTCGTAGGAGACGAAATCACACCATGCCCGGCCGGTGCATGCCATCTGCCACTGCATCTGCGTGACATACTTGGCCGGAACGGCCTGACCGAGGAGCGTTTCGATATGGGTGTGGGTCTCCGGGCACTTGATTTCGACAAGGCCGTCGACGTCGACGAGGCCGTCGGGGGACGCGCCGCTGTCGCCGATTGTCGGATGCAGGACGAATGCGACCTGCTCAACGTCGGTATCGCGGTAGAACTCGTAGGTTTTGCGCGCGGCCGGCTCCTGCTCTGTTCCCCATGCCATGGCAGCATTGGTGAACCTATCGGCCGTCGTGCCGGTCAGACGCTCGGCGATCAGTTCGCCGGCATACTTGGCGCGTGAAGCTGACGGGCCGGTCTTTGTTTTGGCAATAACGTCGGCCACGCGGGACGCGGTGACCTTGCCGAGGCGTAGTGCGTGCCATTCCGGCGTGCCCTGAACAATCTCTTCCATGATCAAGCTCCCTGCTTCTGCTGCTGGCCGAAGCGGTCCAGCGAAACCATGACGTCGCGAAATTTGCTGGCTGGCAGATCGGGCAGCGCCTGGATTTCCCAGCGATTGCAGAAGCGCTGGATATCGGCACCCACCTCATCGATCTTCTCGCGGAGCTGGGTGGCCTGCTCGGGCGATATGGCGCTGTCGTCTTCCGACGGTGCGTTGCCGTCGCGGTCGTCGCCGGTCGAGATATTGAAGAGCATGCAGAGGAGGTAGCGTCGGCCGTAGGTCGCGGTGCTGCCGAAAGCCTGGGTGCCCGTCTTGTTCACGCCGCCTTTGGCGCCGGCGCCGTCAACCGGGATTGCGCCGATGCCGTTGCGGACGTAACCGTCTGCGTGGGAGACCTCCCACCGGATCAGAAGTTCGCCGATGTCATTGTAGCCGTCGGGCTGGAACGAGACGCCAAATCCATGGGCATGGATGATCGGCATGGCCTGCTCTTCGATGGCGGCCAGATCGGCATAGTTCGACTTGGTGTGGGTGTTCCGCCGGTTCTTGACGACGACCGGCAAAGCCTTCTGGCAGGCCGACATGGCAGTGAAGTAGGCCGTCTTGGCTGCATACTCGCGATCTTCGCGCGCCTGCTGCCGCTGGCGGTCCTCGTCGTGATATTTCATCTCCAGCAGCTTTTCGAGCCGGTCTATTGGAACGTTCGGGTCCAGAAGGACGCGTTCGAACATCGCGACCATCGGCGCTTCCTGGGCCGGGGCGAGGTGGTGTGTGTCCTGCTTTGCGAGGGCATTCATGTGACAAACTCCCTAGATTGCGACCGGCCCGACCGTGAGGCCGGCTCCGTAGACGATTGCGAAAACAATGAATGCGAGGAGGATCAGGCAGGCGTTGCCGTGCTTTGCAGCGCCGGTGTTTGCTTCCTCAAGGATGAGGTAGACCGGCGTCATCACTCGGCCGCCTGGAGCTTGTCGGTCTTGATCGGCTCCAGCCGGTAGCCGAATGCCTCGGCCATGCGTTTGAAGCGGTCGAGAGCGCGGAACTCATGGCGAGCCGCTTCGCGCGGGTCCGAAACGTAATAGGAGGCCGTCATCGCCTCGATGACGTCGTGGCCGGCGGTCGTGACGGCTGCGAATTTCACTGCATCTGCCATGGGGGATCACTCCGCAGCTTCGAGGAAGGGGAAAGGTTCGACGGCGGCGCGGGCCGGCATGTCGTCGAAAACGCCCTTCCAGCGGAGCTTTTGCATCTGCCCGGCGGTGAAGCCGACCAACTGACCGCAGAAGGGAATGGGCTGGTGCTTGTTGTCGAATAGCGGGCCCTTGCCGCCGACCGATACAGCGCGCTCGCTCATCTCGTGGATGTTGCGGACGTATTCGAGGTAGCGGGCCGACGCCTTCGGGGCTTCCTTGCCGATCCGGTGGAGGTGGCGGACCTTTTCGATGACTGCGTTCAGGTCGCTCAGGTTCTGGCGGATCGCGTCTGCGGTGCGGTCGGCTTCGTGTGCCATGTGGGTCGCTCCTCATGTTCCCGGTGTGTCGGGGTGATGAGGGGAATATGTCACCGAATTGGTGACGCGTCAATCAGAAAGTCACCGAAATGGTGACAAAAGATTGCCCCCGTCACCAAACCTGCTAGAATCACCACACGAAAAACCCGGCAGGATGGACCGGCCGGGCGTTAAGCGTATTGAGACGAAATGAAGGACGCGACTCCACAACAGGTTGAGAACCTGCTTCTATGCCAACAGGGCGTAGGGGAGAGGGTTGATGGAGTTAGCGTTCCCACACCGGGTCGAATACCGGGATGGCACCGCGTCGATAGACGAGATTATCGAAAATCTAAAAGCGCAGAAGCGGCTTCTTGAGGAGGGGGTTCGCCTTCTTGAGCATGCAATTCCGAATATGGATGTTGACGCCGTTCAAATTCGTGTAGTGCAGGTCGCAGCTGGAAGCCTTATCACAGATTTTCTGGTGCTCGTGTACGGGGCGTATCAGAAGGAAATTGAAGCGGCAGTAATAGGCGGGATCGAAGAAATGTTCGGCACTGACATTCCACCGCAATACGAAGCGCTTGTCACGCTCGCCACCTTGGCCGTTACTTATTTCGTTGCCCGGTACGCTTATGATGCCGTTCGGAGACGAAAGCCGGATCGGCCGGCATCAACGCATATCCAGGGCGACTACAACACTGTCATCAACATCATCGCCGACAAAACGAACATTCCTGCGAGCGCCGTCGAGGGCGCACTTCATGACTCGATACCCGCGGCGCGGCGGCGGTCGTTGATCAAGTCCGTTACGAATTTTCTTCGCCCTCGTGAGGATGGTCGCATTTCTCCAGTGGATGTAAAGGGGGTGGGGTTCATCAACCCGGAAACTATCGCCGAATACCCAACTGACGCTGAGCTGGCTGACATCGATGATAGCAAGAACATCGATATACCCGGCGCAACGCTAGATATCCGCGCTGTCGATCGTGACAAAAACAATACGGGTTGGGCCGCCGTACTGGTGGGCGACAAGCGTTTCAAAAGACGTTTGCCGATGGATTTGTATCCGACGATCAATGCCGAAGATTTGGCGAAGAGAGAGCGTGTTACTGGTGACGTGATTATTGAAGGCGAGCGAAAATCTGACGGTTCCTTCAAAGCGAAACGTATTCACCTGATAGCCGTGAAGGAGCTCGGAGACAATTAGTCCGGTCGCTCAATGCGTCGTTCCCTTACGTCTGGGGGTTTTCGTTATCGTTGTCGCCCTCGATCATCTCCAGCATCCCGGTTCCGATCAGGAATTCCCGCAGGCCGACCCGTGCGGCATAGTCCAGGTCCTCGCCGGTCTCATTCGCGAAGCGGCGTAGAGCGACGGATTCGTCGGCAGTAAGCTCGATCGTGATCTTCATGGCCCTTCCGCCTTCATCCTCTCCCACTCCTCTGGAGACAATGCGGCCTGTAGCGCTGCATCCGCCATGTCGAGGTATTGCGTCCACATAGGTTTCTTGTCGCGCACGATGTTCTCCGGCACGCCGAAGTGGCTGCAAAGGGCGCGGGCGGCGCGTTCGCGGGGAGGTTTGGGTTTCTTCGCCATGAGCGGCCTCAGATACAGTCAGAGAGGACGACAGAGAAGCTGGCACTCCGGGCGCCAAGCGCATAATTGTACTCAGCGGCATCGGTTTCCCCACTGAGTAGTTTCGGTTTCCAATAGTCGCACATTTGAGAAATACTCGCCTTCTTGAGTTCCTCTTCGTTGACGTCCTCCAAGCCCGTCGTTGATGTGATTGTGTAAAAATACCGGAAGGTCTTACCCTGGTACTCAATTCGGTCCATGCGGGTGATATCATCTATCATCTTCGGCAGCCCGGCATTGAGCTTATCGTTCACGATAATTGGTGCCATAACCTGCTCAACAACCGGCTTAGTGAGGACTATCCCCACGATAGCCGCGTAACGCGTCCATTTAAGCCCCGTGGCCTTCCCGATCAGGTGTCCAGCCGCACCGAAGGTTGCACCCAGAACACCGCCGACAAGGGCGTAAGTCACCCACGACGGCAAGTCTGCAAGAAATCCCAGCATTTTGTTCCCCCAAAACGACTGACTGTACGATATCTTGATTCCACCGGCGCACAAGGGAACGCGACTCTCATTGCGTGTAATCGCTGCATCTGGTAGCCGTTAACGAGTATGACTATTTTCCTAATTTTGTTCTTGTTCCGTTCCCTTTTTCGAGTCATGCTAAGGGCATCCCAAAATCCCAAGGAGCATGAACATGGCAGAGTTTTTCGTGGTTCAATCCTTCTCCCCGGCCAAGCGTGGCGCGATGAAGCCGGATATCCCGGTGCAGGCCACAAGCGTCATGCATGCGCGTCGGATGGCCGAGCGCCTGGCGCTTCAAAAGCCCATGGTCTTTGCGACCGTGATGGAAGGAGACCCCGAGAGTGGCGACTTCGGCGAGCCGAAGTTGATCTATTTCCACGGCGACGAGAAGCCTGAGGAAGTCAGCAACATGCAGCCGATCTAGGAGGGTAACGCGTCATGGCGATTATCCACCAGATCAGGCGGAAGTATCGGACGAAGCAGGAGGAGACCGTCGGCGAGATCATGGAAGCCGCCGGGGCGCTATCCTCTATTGACCCCGAGGTTGTTATCAAGCGAAAGGCGGCGGAAGTCTCCTACCTCATGGCGCTTCTTCACGGCGGCGACTGGCGGGTTGAGATTGATCACGAGAATCTGTTTGTTCTGGTGACCCCGGCCTAGCTTTCTTCAATTGGGCGTCGATAAGCGCCAACAAAGACTTGAGCTGCCTCGCTTGTGCCCCATAGGCTATAAGTGCGGATCTAAGGTTCTGAGCAGCGGCTTCTTTCATAATAGCGTCTTTGTCAGGTTGGCGCTGCGACGGTGTCGCGGTCCCTTCTTCGCTCGGCAAAAGCAACAGCTGAGCAGCCGTCGCATCAACGAACGGAGCAATCTTGGCCGCCATCTCCGGCTTTAATGCGCGCTCGCCGTTCGCCCATCGCTCGATGTTCTGCTTGGACGTCCCAACGGACTTAGCCAAATCCGTAAGGCCAAGCTTCTTCGCGTCCATGGCCTTGCGAAGGCCGTTTGGAAATTTCCCTTTTGTCATGCCGGATTCATGTCACCAGACTGGATGCGATGCGAGTATCCAAAACGGTGACAATTTTGCTTGCATCGTCACCAAAATGGTGACATGCTCGTTTTATGACCCTGACATCCTGGCTCACAAAGACAAACACCTCGGACGCTGACTTCGCTGAACGCATTGGCGTCACTCGGCAAGCGCTCTGGCGATACAAGGTCGCCGGGCGCGTTCCCAAGCCCGAAATCATTGCCCGGATATCGAGGGCAACCAACGGGAAAGTCACGGCAAACGACTTCATGAGCGCCCGGCAGCCGGAGACTGCAGCATGAGCGCTTCCATCGAAGAAAGACGACGCCACGCGCTATCCCTCCTGAACAGTCGGGCGACCGCCGAGGATCTGCGAAACCATGCGGAGAAGATCAGAAAGATGGGGGGCGACCGAGGCTTCAGCGAGGTCGTCAACGCGTTCCGCCATGTCCGAAAGTGCGCTCGCTTCGCTGCCTGGAAGCGCAAGTACATCGACAAGCTCGATGATAACCAGTCCGAGCAAACGCGCCAAATCGTCTCCATTGATCGTGACATTTCTCAAATCCAAGGCCCGGCCCTCCTTTTTCTATCGCCTGACGGGAAGTTGTACCGGCTAGCCTCGGGAGTCGAGTCATGAACCGAGGATGGCATGAAGGTGAGTGGGCGGGGCCTGTGTGGGAATCGTCCACCGAAGCCCATAGCATCGCTGGCGATCAGGTCCGCTCCGCTTTCCAGCGCTGGAAGAACCTCGAAGAGGAAAAGGCTCGCATCGGCGACGACCTCAAGGAGTTGTTCGCCGAGCAGAAGGCTTTCGGCCACGACACGAAGGCGATGCGCGCCGCGTTCCGCCTCAAGGTGAAGATGGACGAGGCTCGCCCGGAAGACGCCGAGCATGAGGCTCTGGTCGATACCTATCTCGCAGCGCTGGAAGCCCCGCGCGCGTCCCGCGCATACACACGAGAAAACATTGAGGAAAATCGCCGCTCCGACGGTGGCCTTTCCATCCTCACCAAGCACGAAGACATCAGAACAGCGCCGGTAACGGCGGAAGAAGCTTCGGACGGCACCCCCGCCGATAGGCCCTCGCTGACGACGCGCGAGGCCGAAGAAAGCGTCGTGTCCAATTCTGCCGGGTCGTCTAGCGGTAAGGCCTCGGACTTTGGCTCCGAAGACGCCGGTTCGATCCCGGCCCCGGCATCCAGTTCCGATCAACGAGCAGAAGGAGATGAACGACACGGGATATCCAGAGGCGACTTGGTCGCGGGTGATGAAACCCAAACCTCGAACACAGGGGAGGGCGCCGCCAATACCGCTCTCCCCGCCAAGCCGAAGGTTTCCTTCCGTCCGAACTGCCAACACCCGGAGAACTGCGCCAGCGGCACGCGTGATCATTGCTGGTCCTGCCGTCGGGCGATGCAGAAGAGCGAGTAGATGGCATGAACATCGTCTCTCGCATTGAAGACCACCACGACACTCTCGAAAGCCGAGCCGAGGTAGCGCTGACAGACATGCGCTTGGGCCTCGATGTTCGCCCGCGCGAGATCGACAGGGCCGTGATGCTCGAAGTCGAGCGCTCCAGTTTCCGTTCCCATCAATCCCGTCCGAGGAGGAAGGCAGCATGACGTGCAATTTCCGTGTTGGTCAGAAGGTGGTTTGCATTTCGGCCGCTCACAATGCCGAAGCACATGAGGCATGGAGCCGTTCCAGAGGGTTCGATGTCCGATACCCGGTGGTGGGGGCGACCTACACAATCCGAGAAGTGTTTCTCCACGAAAGCGGCGTGGCAGCGCTCCGCTTCCGTGAGTTGGTTAATCCGGCTCTTCCATACGCCAATAAGGTCAGTGAGTTGGCAATGGATGCCCGACACTTCCGCCCCGTCGTCGAACGCGGCACTGACGCCGGCATGTCGATCCTCCGCAACCTCCTGAACAAGACCGGGAAGCCCGTCGAGGTGGACGCATGAGCTGGCTCATCTACGGCATCATCGGCTTCACGATCCTCTGCGGCGTGACAGCCCTGGCATACGCCTTGGCCGACCGCGACGACGGACTCGGCGAGTTCTCCGGCGCCACCGAAGGCGACCAGATCCATTTCAATCAGCGCGGCTCGTCCCCCTCCGGCGGCTGATTGACAGGCCGGCGCGCTTGCTCCTCCTCCCAGGGCGCGCCGGCCATCACCCTTATCCTCGGGAAATCGCCTTTAAGCCGCAGAACGACCGCGTGCACGGCGCTTCCCAAGGAAACGAACGAGGACGCCGAAGCCGGGGAAACCCCGGCGCCCTCTCTGGCCCCAGCTGATTTTGCGGCGGGGCTGGGGAACTGAACAACGGTCTCGCCAGCGGCGGACCTGAGAGACGAAGCGGGTAACTCACCCGCCGCATGCGGGAAGCGGCTCGCTTCGTCTCCACCGGAATTTGAAGGTCGTTTCACTGTGTCTCCCTTCGCTCTGTAGCAAGACGAAATTGACACAGGAGAAATCGCGAAATGCCGAAAATCGATAGGATTAGTCCGAAAATGTCGACAGTTGAATTCTGCCAGAAGGCCTTGAGGCATCGGATCGCGCCTCCCTCGCACGGGAGCGTGAAGGCGCGGATTACCGCAGCCGCCCGCAAACTCGGCTGGTCGGTCTCCCGAACGAAAGACGTTTGGTACGCGGATCCTCGCGTCTCCATCAGCGCCGACGAACTTCACGCAATCGAGACGAAGACGGGAGTCCACTATGGACGGGAAGAAGCACGCGAACTCGAACGCGAAATCGAAAACGCCACTGCGCTCCTGGTGGCAATGCAAGCGGGTAGCCCTCGCACGCTCGCTCATGCGCTCATCCAAGCAGCTCGCATTCTGGCTGGCGCCGGAGCTTAAGGACGAGATCGAGGAGGGCGAGTGATGCAGCCACACCAGATCGAAGTGCTCGACTTGTTCAGCGCCGCCGCTGGCGGTTGGTCGCTCGGGATGCATCGCGCTGGCTTCAAGACCATGGCCGCCTGTGAGTTCGTCGAATGGCGCCGGGAGATCTACTCGCAGAACAACCCAGGCGTCAGGATCTATGACGATGTTTGCACCCTCACGGCAGATCGAATTCTCCGAGATTTCGGACGACTTCCGTCAGTCGTCGTCGGAAGCCCCCCATGCCAAGACATCAGTTCAGCCAACACCAAAGGAAAAGGGGTCGAAGGCGCGCGCAGCGGCCTCTAT